AAAATGGCTAAAGTAATAGCAGAAAAAGCAGTATCAGAAATACCAGTTTCTGGAAAACAAGTTGAAATCAAACACACTAGAGTAATGCAAAATGCGTCAGGTAACAATGTTACAGTAGTAGACTATACTGATGTATTACCAGTTGATGATGCAATTTCAAATGCAGAATCACAATTAGCAACAGCTGAAGCATTAGTAGTTGAATTAGAAGCAGACATTGTAGCATACAAAGCAATAAGAGACGCTGAGTAATAAATGACTTTACCAGCATCAGGACAAATAAGTATAGATGATATTTATACAGAATGTGGTGAAGAGAATCCAATTAATGGTTCTTTAAAAGACATATCAGATGGGTCCGTTGTAACTATTAATACAGCAAGTCCTTCTTATCCAGATGGAAATGCTCCTTACAATATTAGTAAGTGGTATGGTTACAATCACAATGCTACATCCTCAAGTTGGGGTGGTAGTTGGAATGCTGGTAATTGGAGTATAGAAAGAAATCCAGGGACTACTTCTTATTTAAATAGAAGTATTACCTTTAGTGGTATGACTACAGACCCTATTGATGTTTACTATAGTTTAAATAGTGGAACAGTAAGAGGTGGATTGTCTGTAGCAGTATCTACATCTTCATTTCCAAGTAATAGTGCTACGTTTACAACAGTAAATAGTAGTACAGGTAATTTTGGTACAACCTTTAATATTAATGGAAGTGGAACGCTGTATTGTAGATTTAAGTATGTACAGCATAGTAGTTTAAATGAAACAAGTAACAGAAATATTTTAGTGAAAGCTGATGGAGAAAATTCACCAGCATTTACACTATCATTTTTCGGATTTTAAAATAGGGGGATAAAGTGGCAGAGCTGAGTAAAGACAGTAAATTTACATTGAGTTTAGAGACTGCAGTTAGTATAGGAGTTACAATATTTATGGTAGTAGGATTATGGTTTAATTTGCAAGCTGATATAGAAGAAGCTAAAAAATTACCTGAACCTCCTGTAAGTAGAACAGAGTATGATTTAAAAGACCAAATGATACGTAATAGTATTATGAATACAGAAGACAAAGTAGAGAAGCTTGAAGAAAAAGTAGATTCTGTTAAAGAAGATACAAAGATGATTAACGAGACTCTATTAAACATGAATAACAAGTAGGTGAGAAATGGTAAAATATATACAATCGTTAGTATTGGTGCTTGGGTTATTTACCTCGTCACTATACTCGCAATCTGTTTCTTTGGATAGTTTTACAGATGTGCAACTATTAAATGTACAAAATTGTGCAGTAGTACAAGTAAATGCATCTTGGAACTATCAAAATAGAGTGCGTACAGAACAACTATCTCAACTATGTTATGTAGCTGAAATAGACATTGAAAACAAAAACATTGGTGCTACTATAGCAAAAGAATGGAACATTACAATAGTACCAACTATTATAGTATTAAAAGAAGGTAAGGAAGTTAAAAGATTTGAACCTGGTATTAGTATGAGTTTTGATGAAAGAACTATTATAGAAAGTATTAGGAAAGAAGTTAAATAGGAGGCATTATGCCAAAAGGTAAAGGAACATATGGTAGTAAAAGAGGAAGACCGCCTAAAAAAGGTAAGAAAAAAACTACTAGGAAAAAGAAATAAACTAGGTTAAATTACATACCATGCGTGGAGTTGGACAACAAGTTAGAAGAACTAATGGCAAAAAAAAGACTCGTCAAGGTATGTCAAATAACACCAAGTTCGGTAATAAATTAAGTAAAAAATATTATAAAAAACGCAACAGAGGACAAGGGTAATGGCTAAAGTTAGTTGGATGTGGGGAGGCAAACGTTATAGTGGCACTCTTATAAGAGAAACTAAAACACATAAGTTTGCTAGAACACATAACGGTAAGATTAAAAAGATTGTTAAGAAAGGCAAAAAGTAATGGCTAGAGATTCAAGATTAGTAAGGGCTGGAGTAAGTGGCTATAATAAACCTAAAAGAACTCCTGGGCATAAAACTAAATCACACGTAGTTGTAGCTAAGTCAGGTTCACAAATAAAAACAATACGATTTGGACAACAAGGTGTTAGTACAGCAGGTAAACCTAAAGCAGGTGAATCTAATAAACAAAAAATGCGTAGAAAAAGTTTTAAAGCAAGGCACGGTAAGAATATAGCTAAAGGTAAAATGTCAGCTGCTTATTGGGCAAATAAAGTAAAATGGTAAATCTTTTCAATAACAAAACAGGAGACCAGTAAAATGGCAAAAGAAGCAAAAGTAGACTTAAAACAAGAAGCTATAGATAAAATGGAAACTATGGTTGAACAACATAATGAACTTGTTAAGGAGTTAGAGAGTGCTAATGGTAGATTAGCAGAAGTTAAACAAATGATTATTGAACACCAAGGATATATGAGAGGCCTTGATACGTGTGAAGAATCATGCGAACCAGGAGAAAAATAATGGGACCTATATTAGGAAAGTTACTTGCAAAGTTAGGTACTGAAAAAGTACTTAAAGCTATTGTACTACATTTAGGAGAACACTTAGTTGCTAAGTCTTCAAATAAATTAGATGACAAGCTATTTGCAGAAATTAAAAAAGCACTTAAATAAGAATTAATAATAGGAGGTTTCGTTGAAACTTAAAAAACGTGGAATTGTAATACCTGACCAGCACTATCCTTTAGAGAATAGAGCTGCAGTTGAATGTGTTAAAAAAGCAATACTAAAAGTAAAACCTACAGTCTTTGTTAATTTAGGAGATGTAGGAGAGTGGGAATCTTGTTCTGCTTGGAGATATAAAGACAAGAAGTTACCACCACTAGAGTTTCAACTACCTATTGTAGATGAAGACATTAGATTAGTAAATGAAGGATTAGATGAATGGGATGAAGTACTTGAAGAAATCGGATGTAAAGAAAAGTATTTACTTCAAGGCAATCACGATATCTGGTTGGATAATTTTGCTAATAAGTATCCTTATCTTGATAACTACAAGTTTTTTGAAGCGTGTAGGATTAAAGAAAGAGGATACAAATACACAGAATACAACTTACCAATCCAAGTAGGTAAGTTAGTATTTTTTCATGGTGCGTTTGCAACAACATACCATGCTAAAAAACATTTAGAGACATATGGTGAAAATGTAATGTATGGACACGTACACGACATACAACGACATACTATGACAAAGCTTAATAGTAACATTGGTGCTTGGTCTATGGGGTGTTTAAAAGATATGTCTCACGAAAGTAATAAGTGGCTCAAAGGTAGGTTACATAACTGGGGTCACGCATTTGCTATTGTTGATTGGTTTGACAATGGTGAGTTTAAAGTAGAGACAGTAGAAATAATAGACGGCAAAACAAGCGTATGGGGTGAAATAATTGACGGTAACAAGTAACTCTATCGGGGGAAAGTCTAAAGGCGTTTCTACAAATAGTAGTAGAAGACTATATAACAAAAAGAAAAAGAGAAAAAAGAATGCCAAAAAAACTAATAAACGTAAGTAATTTTAGTGGTGGATTAAATAAGAATACTAACTCTCGTGATATGATTGCAGATGAATATCAAGTGATGTTAAATCTTAATAACGAAATACCAGGTAAACTTACTATGTATGGCTCTCCAGTAGTTGATGCTAAAAATGTAGCTAATGCTACAGCTATTACTTCTATAAACCATGGTAATGGCTTATTTCATTTTAATTTAGATAGAGATATTAGTACTCCTACGGTTGTTAGTAATACAGAGTATTTAGCTATAAATGATATTGCTAATAAAAAGGTAAGAGTTATAGACTATACAGATAGTACTAACTCTGACGCAACTAATCCTTCTACAGATATTTCTACAGACATTGTATACGCTACGACTGGTTCTCACGAAGTCTTAATGTATATGGCTGATGGAGGTTTACGTGTTGTTCCAAAACCAAGTGCTGATAATAGTATTTATCCAAGTATATTATATTACCAAGACCAAACTTTTAACTTTGGAGATTTAGACCCCGACTTCCTTGCTCAAGAATTTAGTACTTTTAAAGTACATAAATTACATATTGGTGGTATTACTGGCAGTATAGGTGCTAGTTATGCTACAAAAGATAATAATTTAGACCCTGATAGATTGTATAGACAAAATATTGTATTTAAACCTACATATGGTTCAGAGTTTTTTGTAGATAATGTTATGATAAAAACGAATATAGTAGAACAAAACGCAACTAACGATGCAGCAAATGGTAATACATACAATTTTGGAAGAGACCAAATGGATTCTTTATTTAATTCTATTCCAGGAAATGTTTATCAATATTCATCTCCTATTAATGTTGATGGTAGAGTTGGAGCAATGACAATGGTGTCTTACTTTAGTAATCGTAGCGATGCAGGATTTAATGAAGATTCTAATATTACTGTTTATAAAGATTCAGATAATAAACGTTACGGTTTGTGGGTTGCTCCTATGTATGAAAAAAATACATATGAAGCACCTGCTTATTTTATGAATACTATTCCACAACCTAACACATCGGTTACAACTGAAGTAAAAAGAAAGCTTTTTTTTGGATTATATGGTAGACCTCCAGCTGCTTCACGTATATCTGGATATAAAATATACTGGGGATTAATTACTAATTATCAGGAGTCTGTTAGTCCTCAAATATATGATGAAGGTTCAGTTAGTGCTAAATATTGTTTTGCTGAAGTAGATTTTACTAGAGGTATACGATATGCAGGAGAAGATACTTACTCAGCTTTTACAGAAGATTTAAGCAAGACAACTACAGTTGGGTCATCAGAGCACAAGTTTTATAATTGGTGTTTTCCTGTAGATGCTTACGATACTAGTGCAGACCACTTTAAAGGACAAGCATTTTCAGATTTATTAACCGTAGAACCTTATATACATAAAACACCTTCGTTAATTGGACCTGATGGTACTGGATTTAAAACGGTAACTATTGCTAATAGAAAAGCATACATTGGTAATGTAAAGTATTATGATAAAGAAGGAAACTTAATAGAAAAAAATGATAGAATATTAAAGTCTTTACCTAATCAATTTGATTATTTTGAAGAAGATAATTTTATTGATGTAGAAGTAGAAGATGGTGATGACATTATTAAGTTAGCATCTTTAGGTCAACGATTGTTAGAATTTAAAAAACGTGTACTATATATTATAAATGTATCAAGAAATATTGAATACTTAGAAGGAACTTACGCTTTTAAAGGTTGTGAAAAAGATTATCATGTATATGAAGGTGAAGGATTTATAGCTTGGATTAATCCTAATGGTGTATTTTTTTATGACGGACAACAATTAACAGACATAAGTTTAAATGAATCAGGGCAATCTGTATTTTCTAGCAATAGTTTTTATGATGATGACCATGTTATAGGATACCTACCTAAAACAAAAGAGTTATACATAGCAAATAAAGATAATACTATA